CTCACAGCTACCAACGGCTGACATCATGGGTTTGACAAGTTTGATGTTGTTCCAGTGCTTGACCCCAGACGTGCCGTGTGCTATTATCTTCTTCCAATTTCGGACCATCTGCCAACCGTTGATGGTGTGTACCATCTTAGATTGACAAAACACAACTTGATCGGGTTCATGTGCCTCGTTCTCCAACTTGAGCTCCTGTCCGAACCCAAGAAAGGCATCACCGATCTCTGCTCTAACTTTGTCCACATCCTCACCCCTAAGAAATAGTAGACAGTCGTCCCCATCATCAAATATGGTGTAAAACGCATCGGGCCCAAGCATCTCTTCGATGGCGGCTGTTATCATGCCCACCATAAGGATGCAATTCCCGAGCGCTGTGTTAATATCGCCGCTCATCCTACCCCCGTTCACAAGATATTTCACGCCAAGCCTGGTGCGCCCTTCATTAACAAGTTGTTCCACGAGTATGTCTCTGAGCTCATGGTCCCTACACAAGGACCGATAAACCCTATGTTCCTCCTTGAGTATTGCTAACTTGATGTGGAGGTCCCAACGACTGCCGTCTAATGAAAAACAGACTGTCCCTGGACCCATGTGTTCGAACTTCTTCCTGATGATATCAGCACGTTCAAATACACCCAGTGTTTTAGCAAATACAGGAAGCCCAAACTGATCTTTAAGAGCATACACATTATGTTCAATGGGGCGCAAATACCGGGCAAGCATTAGATTAGCCTTAGGGCTACGCGCTTGGATCACTCGTGCATCCGGATTGATTTTTGCATCCGGATCAAACTTTTCAGCTTTGACAAAGGCTTGGATCTTATAGTCATGCCTCGTCACACCTAGTGTCCTAATTTCGTGGTGAGCGCGCTCATAGATCTTCTTACGCTGATCTTTGAAACTATCTAACACTTGCTCAAACGACCATGGTCTTATGGACTGGCGTCCAAATAGTCTCGACAATGCCTTACGCAGCCGCTGTACTGACAACGGTTGGGGTTCAGGTGTAACCGCCAATACACGGTTCCTGAGTGCGACAACCTGGTTGCAAATGCAGTCACTGCTGGTGAAGCAATGCCAAAGACCGGGGATGGCAGGCAGCAAACGAATTAACCTTCGTTCACGACGACTGCTGAGATTATGAATACCGCCCCAATCAGCTGGTGGGTGCACAAAGTTGCCTGCAGCAATGGGAAGTAGGTCTTTCCCCAACGCGCAAAGGCTTGGTGCGCTGACAAGGCCCCCCTAAGCACTAGGGAGCTTCAGACCGCGTCGAGAACCCCCGGGGAGGGGACCTATCGAGCGCTCTGGTAACACTCTACGGGCCAGGGCGGTGCCCAACCTAGAGTGGCGAATGCGACACCAAATACCATGCTCATGAACCTCACCTCTTGCGAGGCTGTTCACAGTATGAAGGTCACGCTGCACAGTAATCAGCTCCAGTTGTTCATGGAGTATTTTCTCAGCAGTCGTGGCAACAAACGCAGCATTGATGGCGCTGCAGCAGATGTTGGATATTAAGGTGTCACTCTTTATGCCCTGCTTAGCACACCATGCCTCTGCTTGACGCATGAGGCTTTG